GTGCTGTTAGGTCATGGTATAATGGTGCTCAGATTTGCACTATGCCCCCCAAAGTATTTGACCAAATGTATGACCATATCCTGACTGATAAAGGTTTAGAAATTTTTGATAAAGATTGGAAGGAAGTAGTAGGCAAATGATTTTTACAGTATATTCAAGGGATGGTTGTCCCTATTGTGATAAGATTCAACAAGTATTAGACCTTGCTGAAATCAAACATGTAATATATAAACTTAACAGGGACTTCACCCGTGAAGAGTTTTATGAAAGATTTGGGCAAGGATCTACTTTCCCAAGAGTGGTTAAAGACGATACTTTGATTGGTGGATGTACTGAAACTGTTAAGTATCTAAGAGAACAAAACCTGGTCTAATGGAGCAAAACTTCAACGATATTTACGATCTTATTGAACACGCTATTGATAATGCCTTTGTTGGTCAAATGAATTTAAGGTTCTATGACTATCTGAAAGCAAACAAAATTAAAAAACATGATATCGATTCTTTTATCGAAAGCACAACTGCAAATGAAATCAATGATCTTACTGCAGATCTTGAAGAATATCTTGAAGGAGGAAACGATTCTATTCATAAACAATTGCGTGAGGGTTACGGACACATTTCAAAACCACAAGCAAGGAAAATCAAAATATATTTAAGTAGCATCTTGGATGATGCATGGAGGTATAGTAGTGATCGGAGACCAGGAAGAAAAAAGAAAACTAAATAATCATGATTCCCACATAAATCGTGGGGTTGAGTTACTATTACGGAATCGGAGGAAGAAACCAGATCCGCCCAAAACTTTTCAGATAAAGTTTGGTAAAATGGTCTCTTTCTTCCGAAGAGAGATTGTATTCCACCTGAACTTTTATCTGGATGTCAGGAAGAAATAGTCTCTGGAGGACAGAAAAATGTTAGCAGTAACATTAACCATAGGAACATTAGTTTCAATCATGTTCTTTTTTGTGGGTGGTGTAGTAGGATGGTTAGCAAAGGAACATATTTACAACACCCAACCCGTTTACACTCACCCAGAGATGTTTGATGAAAACGGAAATGTATTACCAGATGAAATTTTAGCAGTACGATTTGAAAACAGTTATGACGAACTCGACGACGAAGACGACGATTAAGAAAACTTTGAAAGTTAAAGCAGAATCCCCAAAATTGCCACCAAATCCTTTTGTTCATGAGATTCTTGAATTTGCAGGTAAGCAAAGATCTAAAGCAAAAAAGGTAGAAGTTTTACAGGAGTATGCTAATCCTGCTCTGAAAACTCTCTTTATTTGGAACTTTGATGACACAGTAATCTCTGTTGTTCCTGCAGGAGATGTTCCTTATACGGAAAATGAAGTTCCTGTTGGAACTGATCATACTTCTCTGCGTAAAGAATATAAGCATCTCTACAACTTTGTAAAAGGTGGCAACGATAGTCTCTCATCTCTTCGTAGAGAAACTATGTTTATTCAAATGCTTGAGGGTCTTCATCCAGAAGAGGCAAAAATTCTTTGCCTTGTGAAGGATAAAAAACTTCAAACTAAATATAAAATAACCTATGACATTGTTAAGGATGCATATCCTGACATTCAATGGGGAGGTCGTTCATGACTGTTGCCGTAGAGAAGGAAAACGAAATGGTAGGAGATGAATCAGAATCTAATCAAGTGAATCCTTTTGATTATAGTTGTCAGATTCTTCTTGAGAAGACCACTCTTGAAGCAGCAAATGATAAATCATTTCCAAATGATGCCCGACTTATTTGGTATGTTGTGGATGGGATAGAGTATATTGATCTTACCCGTTGCAAAAAGACTTCAGGTCTTTTTGACATGTACTATGATAAGTATGGTCCTGGTGCTGTTAGGAAGATTGGTTTTGGATATGGAACAGTCAATCCTAAACTATGGGGGTATAAATCAAAAGATAAAGATAAGAAGAAAAAATGAAGGATGAAATTCTTAGGGATCAAATCAATGAATTGATTCGTGATGAGATTCAGGGTGTCATCAATGACTATGTTGATGTTCAAGAGAATACTCAGAAAAGTGGTATTGGATTCTTTGAAAAAGAAGATGAACTAAAACTGAGGGTTTCTCAAAAAGAAATTGATAAGATTATAAAAGACTACAAAAAGATTAAAAAAAGTCAACGTTCAAATTTATTTGAAATCAAGAAGTTAGATAAGGATTAAAATGCTATCAACTCAATATAGGTTACGATTAGAGTCTATTTGTAGATGCATTGCAAATAAAGAGCAGGTGCCTCTGGAAGATATGATCTGGGTGGAGAAACTTGCTAAAGCACATACTCTTGCTAGAGATTGGTTAAACCAAGCACGTCGTCAATCTGCTCAGGATATTGAAGAAGGTAGTATGGATGATTTTATGAATAGGATGGGTTTAGGTGACCCAGACCCATCCAATCACAAAACACAATTTGAAGGCGCAGATGACATCAACGAATGGTTCAAACGAGACGGTCCAGAAGACTGGTTACAAAGAGATTAAGATTACTCCTGAAACTTTCATAGAGATGAATAAGGAATTTGAAAGAGATGGCACACGTGTCACAATCAGAGTTCCAACTCAGGAAGAGATTGATGAATGGAAGCAATGGAGGCAGCATGACTGAAGAAACTAACAGGGTGATTGCTGATAACCTTGTAAAGAATATTGAACAACTTTTAGATGGAACAGCAAGATATTACACTTGCTGTAATAAAAATACCGAGCATAAAAAAATTGTAATTGAGTATAACCACAAACAAAAATGATACAGGCATTAGTTTATGGAAATGGTAGTCAAGAATGTGAAAGAGCAGTTATGGTTCTTGAAGCATGTGGTCAAGAGGTAAGAGAGTATTTGCTTGATGTTGACTTTACTGATAAACAATTCAAAGCAGAGTTTGGTCCAGAGGCAGAGTACCCTCAGGTTTCTATTGGTTTAGACCATAGAGGGTCACTAAAAGAAACTCTCAAGTATATGAGTGATAATGGAATGTTTTGCTGAGGCACTTGACTAAATATAATTGATGGTCTATACTAGACCTGTCGTTCATCCAAGTGGTGTCTTATGACTCCACAGGACGCAAGTAAGTCGCGGAACGGACCGTTCATCTCATGAAATATCTTTTACTATTTTCATTGCTTTTATTACCTACATCTTCACTTGCAATGTCTTGTGATGATGTTAAGGAAGTATTTGCTGTTGTGAAAGAAGATCCAAACTTATCTAGCAAAGAAAAGACTCTCATTGCGATGGGTCTTTTTGCAAAGTATGGAAATTCTTGTATTTCAAGAGACGCAAACGACTGAAGGAACGGGGAAACGGATCCTGCATAAGCAGAGAAGGTTAATTTCCATTCTTTTAGGAGTATTAAAATGAACACACTTACTATCATCAAAAACCAAATTGAGAAGGCATCACGTCTGCATGATGCACAGATTGCCCATACCTCATATAGAGGCATTGACTATCAGTGCAAGGAAGGAGTAGGGGAAACTCATGGCACCTTCTGCTATCGTGGTCGCACTTATAATAAGTGATCGCCATGAACGCTTTACAGATATCTGGACTCACGTCCATGGGTTGCGTAATATTTCTTGGCATCTTATACGCAGAAATTATTCTTCTGCACAAATGAATCAGAGGGTCTTGATGACCCTCTTTTTTTGTACTTATGTAAAAAAGAAACAAATGTACATTACGATACATAAACTCTTATAGATATAGTAGAATTATGGTAGAGGACAAAATTATGTAACTAAACCTCCTTTTGTTACTTTGTTATTGTTTTCTCATTGTATTGAGGGAAAGTATGCACAATTTAATTTCATATAATCAATTAGCAGGTTGGAAACAAAGTGTAGAACGATTAAACAACACTTTAGACATTTCAATAGAAGAATCTGACAGACTAAATGATTATTACAACTGTCTTGTAGAATGTGATGATGACCAGGCGATATGTAAAAGAATTTGTAGGAGGATTCTAAGTTAGTCACATACACTTAGCAGGGTTGACAACCCTGCTTTTTTTGTATATAATAACTCTGTCAGGGTTCAAGAGGATGGACAAAGAAAAGCTCAAGTTAATTATCAAAAATCTAGAGTCACTTGTAGAGTGTCTAAAGTCAGAAGTTTATTCTGATGTAGATGCTTATAAAGTAGACCCACAAGACCTTAACATTTCAGATTACGACGAAGTATTTTATGACGATGACGATGGATACGCAGATTAAACTCATCAGTGTTACACCAGATGCAGAGCAGCACATGGCATATTGTGCTCGTGTATCTAATCCAAACAACCAAGAGAATGAGAAGTTTTCAGGACTACTTAAGTATTGTGTGAAGCATCAGCACTGGTCAATCTTTGAGCAGGCATATATGACTCTTGAAATCAATACAACAAGGGGTGTAGCAGCACAGGTATTGAGACATAGGAGTTTTACATTTCAAGAGTTTTCACAAAGGTATGCTGACTCTTCTTTATTGTCAGAGAATATTCCTCTTCCAGATCTTCGTCGTCAGGACACAAAGAATCGCCAGAACTCTATTGATGATGTTGACCCTTTTATCAGGCAAGAGTTTGAAATCAAGATGAAGAAACATTTTGATGATGGAATGAAACTCTATAAGGAAATGCTTGATACTGGTATTGCGAAAGAGTGTGCTCGTTTTGTGCTTCCTTTAGCAACACCCACCAGAATCTATATGACTGGTAGTGTTAGGTCATGGATTCACTACATTGATTTACGCTCTGCAAATGGAACACAGAAAGAACATATGGATATTGCTCTTGCTGCAAAGGTAGTCTTCTGCAATGAGTTTCCTGCTGTTGCTGAAGCAATGGAGTGGATTTCATAAATACAAGAAAAGGATTGAATTTGTAATGCCAACGTATCCGGTTATCAATAAAAAGACGAAAGAGACACAGACTTTGTATATGTCCATGAAAGATTACAGCGATTGGAAAGAAAATAATCCAGATTGGGAAAAAGATTGGTCACAAGGTTGTGCAGGGGTAGATACTGAGTTCAAGTGGACAGGAGAAGCAAAGTCTAGTGGTTGGAATGAAGTTCTGGACCGTGCATCCAAACAACCGGGTGCTACGGTTCGGAAAAACCGAGACTATAGTTTCTAATTCAGTGTATGCCAGCAAAAAGAAAGACCCAAACACCAGTCCCTTTTGGAATGTCAAATAAGCAGATGAAAAGAAAGAAACCAATCAATCAAGACCTAATGCGAAAGATTGAACCCCTGACAAAAAATCAGGAGGAACTCTTTCGCTGCTATAAGAATGACCAGAATCTTGTAGCATACGGATGTGCAGGTACAGGAAAGACCTTCATCACCCTCTACAATGCTCTCAGAGACGTTCTAGATGAAAGAACACCCTATGAGAAGATTTACATTGTTAGGTCTCTTGTAGCTACCAGAGAGATCGGTTTCCTACCTGGTGACCATGAAGATAAGTCTTCACTTTATCAGATTCCATATAAGAATATGGTGAAGTATATGTTTGAGATGCCTACAGATGGAGATTTTGAAATGCTGTATGGTAATCTGAAAACTCAAGGAACTATTTCATTCTGGTCAACATCTTTCATTCGCGGTACAACACTTGATAATGCAATCATTATTGTTGACGAGTTTCAAAATTTGAACTATCATGAACTTGATAGTATCATTACAAGAATTGGACAAGATTCTAAAATCATGTTCTGTGGTGATGCAACTCAGACTGACCTTATCAAAGATAAAGAAAAGAATGGTATTGCAGATTTTATGAGAGTTCTTCGTCTTATGCCTTCTGTTGATATTATTGAGTTTGGTGTTGATGATATTGTACGCTCTGGACTTGTGAAAGAATACTTACTTGCGAAGATGGAACTTAATTTATGACCTTTATTCATCATAATTATCTCGGTGATCTTGAACTCAATAAAAGAGAAACTAACGGCATCCGCTTGTACAATCTTCCAGATGGTCAGTGGGTGCCTTCTATTACATCTGTGACTTCTTTTTACAACCGACAAATCTTCATCAAGTGGAGAGAAAGAGTTGGTATTGAAGAAGCAAACCGTATTACAAAGAAAGCAACGGCACGAGGCACAGACTTTCATGAAGTTGCACAGGCATATCTTGAAAATAAAGAACTTAACTGGGATGATTATCGTCCTTTGTCAAAGTTTATGTTTCATTATGCTAAACCTTATCTGGATAAGATAAATAACATACATGCCATTGAAAGAACTCTATATTCAGAGTATCTTGGTTTGGCAGGAAGAGTTGACTGCATTGCGGAATACGAAGGAGAACTTGCAGTCATTGATTTCAAGACATCAGAAAAGATTAAACCAGAGAAGTGGTTAGAGAACTATTTTGTTCAAGAAATGTTCTATGCATCAGCATATTATGAGTTGACTGGTATTCCTGTCAAAAAACTGATTACTCTTATGGTCACACCTGGTGGTGAAGTGAAGGTATTTGACAAAAGGAATAAATCGGATTATATTAGATTATTAGTACGTTATATTAAAGAATTTGTATCTCACAATCTTAGGGCAGAGAATGCAGAATGAACTAGAAAAAGCACTAGAAAATAAATTCTTTTGCCCATCAAGGTTTGCACAGGAAATCGAATCTCTTGTGCAAAAGAATCAAGAAATGAATTATATTGATGCAGTGGTTCATTTTTGTGAACAAAACTCTATTGATTTAGAATCCGTTCCTAAACTTATATCTAAACCATTGAAGGAGAAGATTAAGTATGAAGCTATGGAGTTGAACTTCCTAAAGCGATCTTCCCGTGCGAAATTGCCCTTTTAATTCCAAAAAAGGGCGAAAAAAAATCCGCCAAAAAATTGACCCTATTACTTTTTTCATGATGCCTTATGATGCTTACAAACAATATCTTGCTTTGAAAAATCACTTCACTAAAGAGAAATATGATTATCACAAGTATTGTGGCAAAAGTCGTGCTACGGTCCAATCTTTTTATAAAAGAAAAGATAGGTTTTGGTTTGAGAAACTAGCAAGAAACAAGGATGATAAAGAAGTTGTTGATTTCTTTATATCTAACTTTATTACTTGTACAGATCCAAGCAAACTTTGGATTGGTGAGTTGATAAGAGAGGGCGAAGGTAGATATACAGATTGGAAGAAAAGAAACCAATCTATGTCATATGTTTTCAAGGAAGAAATGGAATCTATTCTTGATAATGAAAATTTAGATTCCATTTTTGAACTAAAAAACGGTCATCCAATCATTTTAAAGAAATATTTGGGTGGTGACATTTCTATTGAAACTTTGGTGATATGTGATAGAATATTGGGGTTTAGAAAAGACCTTGATTCTCATTTACAAGACCCGGTGTGGGAAACCGTTAGTATGAGAATGAAAAAATATTCTCCCTTTCTAAATATTGATGTATTTCGTTACAAAAAATTGCTTAAACAACTTGTTCTAAAAAAATAATGAGTTTCTTTGATTCTGATGTCGTTCGTGCAGAAATGACTGAAATTAGTGAACTTCAAGAAGATGTTTATCGTAATGTCTTCAAGTTTCCTTCTATGAATAGGGAGGAAAAACTCTTTCATGTGCAAATGCTTGAAAGGTTATTGGATAAACAAAAGGTTCTTTATACAAGACTAAGTTTATCTGATGATCCTGAAGCAAAACAGATGAAAGATAAAATCCTTGAATCTGCAGTGATGATGGGTCTTCCAAAAGGCACTGATATGTCTGTAATTTTCAATAATATGTCTAAGATGCTGAATGTGATGAAGGACCAGATTGACAAGACTGGTTCTGACCTGTAGAATAACGAAGTACACAAAAGCAAAATCCAAACAAATCTAAGGTAATCCGAATGTCATTTTCAAATCTCAAAAAGCAATCTAATCTGGGTTCCCTGACCTCTAAGTTGGTCAAGGAAGTTGAAAAGATGAATAATACTTCCTCTGGTGCTGATGAACGCCTGTGGAAACCAGAAATGGACAAGACTGGTAATGGATATGCAGTCATCCGTTTTCTTCCAGCACCTGATGGAGAAGAACTTCCCTGGGCAAAGATGTATTCCCATGCCTTCCAGGGTCCTGGTGGATGGTATATTGAGAACTCTCTAACAACTCTGGGTCAGAAAGATCCTGTATCTGAACACAATCGTGAACTTTGGAACAGTGGTCTTGATTCTGATAAGGACACTGTTCGTAAGCAAAAGCGTAAATTGTCCTATTATGCCAACATTTATGTTGTGCAGGACAAAGCAAATCCTCAAAATGAAGGACAAGTCTTCCTGTATAGGTTTGGTAAAAAGATCTTTGACAAGATCATGGAAGCAATGCAACCTGAGTATGAAGATGAGACTCCCATCAATCCTTTTGATTTCTGGCAGGGTGCTAACTTCAAACTGAAACTGAAGAAGGTTGCAGGTTATTGGAACTATGACTCATCTGAGTTTGCTGCACCTGGTCCTCTTTTGGGTGATGATGATGCTCTGGAAGCAGTATGGAAAAAAGAGTATTCTCTGACTGCTGTGACTGCTGCTGATCAGTTCAAGTCTTATGAGCAACTGGAGAACCGTCTCAAGATGGTATTGGGACAAAAGTCTGCTCCTGCTCGTATTGATGAAGAAGTTCAGGATGAGGACAATGATCGTGGTTCTTACACTCCAAACTTCTCCTCCCGTCGCTCACAACCTGCTGCTGACTTCAATGCGCCAGATATCACTCCAACATCATCCTCAAGTGAAGATGAAGATGATACCTTGTCTTACTTCCAACGACTTGCTGAAGAGTGAGTTTGTTTAACTATACAATCTGATATTATCAGCAACTTTCAAGGATTCGGTCTTAAATTGACTGGATCCTTTTTTGTAGGTCATAATATCTTCTAAATCATCCAATGCGATTGAGAGATATCTTGGTTTTAGTAAGAAAATATTTCTTCTCTGCTCTTGAAGTTTCTCTTCATATTGATAGTTTGTAACTGACACAACGGGTCTTTCGGTTACTACATCTCCAACACGTTCGTCATAGTATGTAATACTAAAATTTGAAGGAACTTTCAATCCTTTTTGTACAATCGTAACGTCTTCACGATTTTTTATTTCTGTTGTTTCATAATAACGAATTTCATTTATTTTTTCAAAAGTTCCATACTTCTCTAATAAGTATTGATTAAAATCAAACTGTTTCAGTGGCCACTCATCTCTTACATTGATGATATTATTACAAGTCAATACCAACCAATCTAAAGATGAATCTTGATAAAAATCAAAAGCAACATTATCTGGTCTATCATCACCCTGAATTTGATATTTTGTAAAGAAGGATAAATCCTGAAAAATGTCCTCTCTTAGGGTGCTTTTTTTGAATAAGTTTTTTACAGGAATATAGTCTGATATGTTGGCATCAGGAAGTCTACTAACATATTCAAAATCTGGAACTTTTTTAAAATAGTTTGACATCTTAGAATCCTATTTCTGCAGGAAGGTTGGTTACATCTGATCCATTTTCTTCATAGTCATCATTAAATATAGGTTCAAGTTCTTTGAATTCCATAGTAATTGTATATGAAACCATCTCACCATCAGGTAAAGTGGCATAGTTATTTTCTGGAGTGTAATCTGTTGTCATATTCATCAGAGCACACTCTTTCATTTTTCCAATAAATGGGTGGTCTTTAGTTTCTCCTCTACGAAGATAAAATACTTGGAAGGTATTGGGTGCAAGTAAAAACAAATTAGACTGAGATCTGATTGGTGCCATTCCTTGCTTGAAGAACCTAATAATTTTTACAATTTCTTCTGCTTCTTTTTTACTTCTAGCACTCATTTTGAATGAGAAACTAAATGGTCTAAGAGTAGGAGCATCAAAGAGCAATTCAAGGTTTGGATTTACTATTGCTCCCAATGTTCTTTTTACAAGACTTTGAACTCCTGCTGCTTGTCCTGCAAATATTTTCTGAATAGCACCTTTTACCTCTGGAGCATTTTGTGACACTGCATCAGTAATTTTAGAGAGAGCATCTGCTTGTCCCTGATCTCCAAGACCCTGAAGTGCAGCAGCACTTGTAGCAGCTTGAAGTGCATTCATTTTGTCTTCTCCCCAAGTCACAGCATTTGAGTCCTTGATACCAGTTTGAATTGGTAAGATAACAGTTCCTAATATTCTACCTCCAGTATCAGATGCACCTACTCTTGCCCTATCACCAAATCCAAATGTGCCACTTGGTTGCAATTCCTTAGTTTTATACTCAAGCATAGAAAACTTGATTACATCTTGTTGAGGATTCAAGTCAAGTGGATATCTATAGTTTCCAAATGATTTTCTAGTTCCTTCTCTTTGTTTGATAGATATATTGTTTACTGTTTGGTTGGTAACAGTTTCTAAATCAGCATTTGCTGCTGTTGTTGCTCTTCCAGTAGACAATAACTCTGTGGTTCTTTGTCTGCAACCAGCAGGAGTATTTGATGGAGATGCTGCTTCACAACCTCTCTGTGCAGTTTTTGCTGCTTCATCTCTTAGTTTTTTTAGATTTGTTGCTGATAAAAGTTCTTTTCTCTGTGCTTCATTGAAAACAAAACTAATATCCTTTCCAAGAACAAATTTATTGTCTGGTGGTGTAAAAGAACCTATTGTATTAGCAGGAAGATTACCTCTTCTTTCAAAAAGAACTTGCTTACCAGTTTCACTATCTACTTCAAAATATAACTTTTTTCCAGCATCAACAGGCGATGGAAATATATTACTATCGCTTGGACCTCCGAATAACCCCATTACCTTTGTGCCTTTTATTTATTTAGTATGAATTTTCCATATTGTATAGAGAGAAGGTCATCTAACTCTTCTGGTTTCACAATATAAACTTGACCAGCAAGTTCTTCCCAAGTATATTGTCTATAATCTCTCCAATGAAAGTTGAGACCACGAAACCCCCATTGAAATAACTCAGTTACTGCAACAAGTGGATGTTGATCATATGTAATTCCAGGAGTTTTTGCCTGATATACGAAAGTACAAATAGTTCCCGCATCAGGAACTGGAGTTACTGTATCGTTTAGTGCTTCCATAATCATAAGCATCTGGTCTTCTTGATCAAAAGATTCATTTATGGTATCAAGTATTGGCTCTATGCGATTCATTTGAGACCTAATTCGTTTTCTGTGATTAGTTTGAACTCAATTCTTCTATCTGCACAAAATTCTTGAGCAGCTTTCCACTTTGCTTGATTCACTGCATAAGTTTGACACTCATAGATATATGATTTAGTAACTCTCGACTTTTTCTTTGGTGGTAGAGTTTGTCTTTGTGGTTTTACTTCAATCACATATGTTTTAATGTTTCCTGTACCTTCTTTTACTTTGATGATGAAATCTGGAAAGTATCTATGAACTCTATTATCTTTAGGTGAAATATAGGGTATCCAAAATTCTTCACTGCCCCACTCAAGAATATTTTCATTCAAATCACAATAACGACAGAACTTTCGCTCCCAACTACTTCTACAGATAATATTATTGGGGTCTCCTTTATATTTTTTGGGAAATGAAGGTTTGTATCTACTTTTGATACTTTCAGCCATACATAGTATATAAAGTCAAATACTATTTAGATGGCTGGTAGAGTAACAATAGATCAGTTTAGATCCCAGTTAAGAAGACCTTCACTTACATCAAAGTATTATGTGGAGATTCCTCTTCCTGCCAGTAAAACTGCTGGAAGTGATAGTGCATTTAGAAATTTTTCAAGAGCACAGGGACTCGATATTACTACGAATGTTCAGAGAAATATAAACTTATATTGTACGGAAGCATCTCTTCCTGGATCAAGTCTTGCAACATTTGAAATGACCAGTGATAGAACTGGTGTCACAGAAAGACATGCTCATCGTAGAGTTTATGATGATAGAATTGATCTTACATTTTATGTTGATGGAAATGATTATCTGATCATTAGATATTTTGAGACTTGGTTAGATTTTATTAGTGGGTCCGGAACAACAAGAGATTTTGTGACAGCACCTGATGCTAGAAATGAACAAAGAGGAGAAAACTATTTTTATAGGATTAACTATCCAGATGAATATACTTGTTCTGGATTTACAGTTGCAAAATTTGAAAATGATAGTTTTGGATCAGCAGATCCAACGGGAAATAGTTTAGTATATAACTTTGTAAAGGCATTTCCTATCTCAATCAACTCAATGCCCGTTTCTTATGAGTCTTCACAGTTATTGAAATGCACTGTGTCAATGACTTACTTGAGATATGTTATTGAGAAAACCACAGCACAAACATTACCTCCAAGAAGGACACCCCAACCACAAGTACCTAATGGATCAGCAACTGCAAGACAATTATTTAATGATAATCGGACTAGTTTGCTTAATGATAGAAACGGAAACCAGTTTAATTTTGATTTAAACAGATTTGATAATATCTTTAGTAATATCAATTCAATTATTGCATAATAAATAATCACATTGAACTTCTATAGGACATCATGCCTTTACCAAAGATTGCTACGCCAACTTATGAACTTGAGTTGCCATCTACAGGACAAAAAATTCAATACAGACCCTTCCTTGTAAAAGAAGAGAAAGTTCTTGTTATTGCTTTAGAAAGTGAAGATACGAAACAAATCACAACAGCAATCAAATCTGTCATTAAAAATTGTATCAAAACTAAAGGTATTAAGGTAGAGACTCTTCCAACATTTGATATTGAGTATCTTTTCTTGAATATTCGTGGTAAATCAGTTGGAGAGGAGATTGAAGTTAATATTCTTTGCCCAGATGATGAAACTACTCAAGTACCGATAACTATCAATATTGATGATATCAAAGTCCAAAAGGATGATGATCATAATAATAAAATTAAAATTGATAGTGAAATTATGATGGTGATGAAGTATCCATCATTGGATCAGTTTATCAAGAATAATTTTGATTTTGAAAATAAAAATGCAATGGATCAATCGTTTGAATTGATTGCATCTTGTATTGAGTCTATTTGTAGTGAAGAAGAAGTTTGGGCAACTGCAGACTGCTCTAAAAAAGAAGTTAATGAGTTTCTTGAATCAATGAATTCTTCACAATTCAAAGGTATTGAAAAGTTTTTTGAAACAATGCCTAAGTTATCTCATATTGTGAAAGTTGTCAATCCAAATACTAAAGTTGAAAGTGAAGTTGTACTTGAGGGATTAGCAAGTTTTTTCGCGTAGCCATGGTTCATATGAACCTTATGGCATATTACCAACTTAATTTTTCCTTGATACAGTACCATAAATATTCATTGACAGAGATTGAAAATATGATTCCTTGGGAACGTGATGTCTATGTTGGTATGTTACAGAATCATCTTGAAGAAGAAAGGTTAAAACAACAGCAAGCGAATGGCATCTAGGACTACTACCGATCCAATAGAAATACTCTTAGAGATGGGTGTAGACCTAGATAATCTCTCTGAAGAGGAGGATTATCTTAGTGCCCTGATAGAAGCAATTGCGACTATTCAGTTTCAAACAAAGGGTGCCGGTGATGAAAGATCTGCTATTCTCCAAAAAGAAGTAGTAAAGATAAGAAAGCAAAGAAAGGCATCAGCATTTAAAGTAAGAAAGACAAAAATATCTGCTGAAGCATTCAAGAAAGGAACTGCATCTGATTCATCTACAAAGGAATCTCAAGCAGCATTACCAACTGCTGCTATAATTCCTTTTAGAAATCCAAAAATAAATCTGGACCCAGTAGAAACTGAAGAACCAGAAGTAGAAAAAGAAAAGGAAAAAGAAGAAGTAAAGGATAAATCAAAAAATTATCTCAAGGATATTTTAAAATCAGTAACTAATATTGCAGATATACTGAAGCAGCAATATAGTCTGAAGAAAAAGACTGCTGATTTTGATAGAAAAAAGGCAGAAAGAGAAAGAAGAGATTTACAAAAGAAAAATCTAGCAAAAAGATTTGAAGGTCTCAAAAATGTAGCACAAAAAATAATTGCTCCTGTGAGCAGTATCTTTGATAAAATATTTGGATTTTTATTTAATATTTTATTAGGAAAATTTTTGATGAAGTTGGTGGATTGGTTTGCCGATCCTAAAAATCAAAGTAAAATCAAATCTATTATTAGATTTCTAACTGATAACTGGCCAAAGTTACTCTCAGCATATCTAATCTTTGGTACAGGTATTGGTAAGTTTGCAAGATTTCTTGTAAAGATTCTTGCTAAAGGTGCTGTTAGATTAGCAGCAGCAACAGCAGGATTGATTGCTAAATTATTTGGTTCAAGGAAACTTGGTAAGTTTTCTAGATTTCTTGGTAAAAGAGGAGGTCTTATCTCTGGTGGTATTCAAGCAGTCGCCACCATTGCTGGTTTCAAAGCATTAGAAAGTGCTTTTACACAAGAATTGGGTGGTGAAGAATCAGCAAGTATTGATAGAGATATACCTGCACAACCTGTAGAAGGATTTAAAGGTGGTGGTGTAGTTCAACCTATTCAAAAGTTTGCAAATGGTGGATTAGCAAAACCTGTTGAGAACTTTATAGTTGCTGGCAATAACACATTTAACCTGAGTGATGCAAAACAATCATCACAAAACTTTGTAGATAATAATATTTCTCAGAACTTTATAGGTAATAATAATACTTCTAATAATTCTTATGTAAATTCCTATCAAGGTGGTGACTTAGTTCAGTCTGGTCAGAAGTTTATAGGTAATAATACTTCTAATAATTCTTATGTAAACAAATATCAAGGTGGTGACTTAGTTCAGTCTGGTCAGAAGTTTATAGGTAATAATAATAATACTTCTAATAATTCTTATGTAAATGCCTATCAAGGTGGTGGATTAGTCCAGAATAATACTTCTAATAAATCTTATGTAAATGCCTATAAAGGTGGTGGATTAGTCCAGAATAATACTTCTAATAATACTTCTAATAATACTTCTAATAATTCTTATGTAAATGCCTATCAAGGTGGTGGATTAGTCCAGAATAATACTTCTAATAATTCTTATGTAAATGCCTATCAAGGTGGTGACTTAGTTCAGTCTGGTCAGAAGTTTATAAGTGGAGATAATAATACTTCCAATAATTCTTATGTAAACAAATATCAAGGTGGTGACTTAGTTCAGTCTGGTCAGAAGTTTATAAGTGGAGATAATAATACTTCTA